GGTGTTATATTTTCTCTTTTAATTGGATTAGCTAATGAAGATAAATTGCTAACAACATCTGTTGGTTTAACTATATCTTGGACATCAGGTTTAATTGCGTCTTGTACTTCATCAATGTTATCCCAAGCAGGGTCATAAGGAATAAAGCTGTGCCTACATCTATAACCACCTCTATCTATAAATGGGTCGCTTCCTGATTTACCCTTCCAAATTCCACCCCAAATACTTCTTGCTTCTTCTTCTGTATAAACATTACCTACTCTTGCCCTACAAAAATCTCTAGTAGTTGTGATATTAGTTCCTGTGTATTGAAATGAAGTTATCCCTGCTTCTTCTGCTTTATATTTAGTAAACTGTGCATCAAACTGCATGATGCTGTCGTGTGCTTGTTGAGAAGCATATAATCTCATATTCCTACCAACTCTATCTGATGCGTACTTTGTGTGTAGTATTCTAGTTGCTTCTGCTGTTAATTTCTTAGCAGCAGGACTATCTGAATATTTATTTTTATCTACAATACTAACCAATCTATTAATAGCATTTTGATTACTTCTTTGATAAACACCATTAATTTCACCCCTAATAACTTTGACCATATCAGGAAATGGTTTACCAACTATTGCTGATTTATAAACTTCATCAGATATAGTAGTAAGAAATCTATTAGCCACATCTTCAAATCCACTAAATGATAATTGTTTTAATTGGTTAATAACAGCTAAATCAGGTTTTGTTAGCGTTTTAAATCTATCAGCTATATCAACTTTCTTTATATAAGATTGATAGTTCTTAATTACCTTATCGTAATCTCTTACTAATAAATCTGCTTCTTTTAAATAATTTTCTTCTATGAGTCTTTTAAGATTAGGTCTTAATTGGATAGCTAATTGTGTTGTAAGTTTTTGTCCACCTGATGCAG